CCAGCTGGCCGCGGGCCTGCGTGATCTGCTTCTGGGCGTCCAGGTTCTCGGCGGCAGAGCCCTTGAATGCCTGAAGGCGGGCGATCTCGGCGTTGATCGCCTCCTCCTGCGCCTGCTGGTCCAGCCGTGCATAGGCGCGCTTCGCGTCGTAGTAGTCAGCTTCTCGCAGCACACCAGCAGACCGCAGGGCATCAATCACCCCCTCGGTGTTGCGGTAGATCGTCAGCTTCTCGGCCTCAGTCGCCCGGATGGCCGCCAGATCTGCCGCCAGCTCGGCGCGTTGTTGCCCGCCGCCGCCAGTGTTGAATCGCCGGTTGACGCCGGCCAGCAGCTCCAGGCGGCGCGGGTCATCCCGACCAAGCGAGGCAGCATCTGCCAATGCGTTCGCATCGGCCAGGGCCTTGGTCTTCTGCTTCTGGCGATCCAGGCTCTGTTCCAGGGCCTTGTTCACCCGGTCAAGCGCTTGCTCGCGCTGAACGCGCTGGCCAGCGATGGCAGCCACCTCGCGCTGGCCGGCGATAGTGCGCTCCAGCCCGGCCTGCTGCTGCTGCAGATCCGACAGCGACGGGCCGAAGACGTAGCGCGTCTGCCCTGCCCGCTGAAGCTCGGCGATCTGCGCCCGCACGCGCTCGAGTTGCTGTTCGGCGGTGTCGGTCCGACCCAAGCCAGAAACAAGCGAGTCGAAGAACGCCGATACCTGGTTCTTCGCCTCCTGGAATGCCTTGCCGAGTTCGCTGGTTGCGCCGGCGGCCTGCTGAAGCCGCGGGATCAGCTGCGTGAACGTCAGCGTCAGCGCTTCCTGCCCGCGGCCCTGATCCTCAAGGCTGCGGATGTAGGCCAGCTGCGTGGCGTTCAGGAAGTTGTACTGCTTGTTCAGCTCCTCGGCGAACTTTGCCGGCGCATCCGCAGCCTTGGCGAACTGCTGCGCGATCTCCGTCGATGACTGCCCCGTTGCCTTGGACAGCAACTGTGCGGCCGTCGTGGCCACACCCAGCGCTTCGGCACTGATGCGACCGCTGGATGCCAGCCCCTGCAGCGCATCGCGGGTGCTGCCGATGGTGGTGTTGGTGCTAGTTGCGATGGACTGCGCCAGGGCGTTGAACTGCCCTTCAGTCACGCCGGCTGCGTTGCCCGAAAGGATGATGGCCCGCGCCAGGTCGGCGCTCTGCTCGCGGCCGATCACAAAAGCCGCGCCGAGGCCGATGCCGGCGGCTGCCAGCGCAGCGTAGGCGGTGGCCGTCGTCAGAAGCACGGTGCTGACGGCGCGCAGAGCCGGGACCACGCCCCCGAAGACGGCCGACAACTGCGAGCCCTGCTGAATCAGCGCCGTCAATGGCGACCCGCCGGACTGCACCTGAACGAACAGGTCCTGCAGCTGCGCGGACAGTTGCGCCGTCTGGTTCGCCGTCAGCTTGGCCTGCTGGCCGGTGGCGCGCAGGCCATCGGCTGCGCCCTTGGCGCCGTTCGCCGTCGATGCGATCCCGCGGGCGCCAGCAGCTGCGGCCGTGGCAGTGCCGGCCAGCGCGGCGCCGGCTGAGCGCGCACCGGTCTCGACTTGGCCGAATGCGGCGGCCGAGGACGCGCCGGCTTTCGCCATGGCGTCCAGGTTCTGCTTCGCAGTGACTGCATCGGTCGAATCGACCCGCAGCGAGATGCCGGCGACTTCCAGGCTCATCGTCTTGCCCTCATGGTCTCGACAGCCGCCTCTTCAAGCACGCGCACGTCGGGATAGATGTCGCGCCACTGCGCAGCGGAGATGCCAAGCGCCAGCCGGATCTCGCGGTAGGCCTCTGGCCGCACGCCGACGGGCCCGCCCGGGTAGGTGACCCGCTCGCCTTTGGCGTTCTGCCCGCTCGTGTCCGGCTTGAAGTGCCAGGCCGCGGGCGGTACAGCCGCGAAGAACTGCACCGCTTGCCAGCAGTCCGGCCAGACCTCCACCACCTCAGCGGCGAAGTCGGCCAGCGAGAGGCCCCAGGCAGCAAGCTCGGCGGGGTCCGGTGGGGCCGTGAACAGCGCCCGGGCCGCCGCCTTCAGTTTCCCAGGCGGGCCTTTGTCAGCTCCTGCACGAACACCGACGAGATGGCGAACGCTGCACCGTGGTACTGCTGGCACAGCTTGGCAACGGCCTCTTCGCTGAACGGCGCGTCGACGCCTTCCCAGCCGCGCAGGATGCGCTGCAGGGATTGGGCGTCGGAGCGAGAGGCGGAAGCCTCGGGCGCGGCGAAGGCGCGGAACTCGTCGCGGTCCATGTGCGCGAAGACGCACAAGATCTTGGCGGGCTCCGGCTGTCCCGGAACGGGGATGCCCACCTCCGCGCGGAAGGTGGGGTTCGGCTGCAGCTTCAGCATCAGCTGGCGTAGCTGGTGACGTCGGGGCAGGCCAGCGCGAACGTGGCGGTCACGCCCATGTTCTCGTTGATGGTGATGCTGGGCTGGCCGTCGAAGCCGACATACACGCTGTAGTACAGCAGGCGGCCGGTCGGCAGGGTCACGCGCAGGACGCGCACGTCGCCGGCCAGGTCGGCGGCCAGCAGCGCTGCGTGCCAGGCCAGGGCCGGGTCGTAGTGCAGGCTCAGCGTCAGGGCGCGGGCGTTCTTGAAGGTCGGGCGCTGGCGCTGGCGGCCGTCTTCGATGAAGGTCCAGTTGGCGAACTGCTGCTCGCCGCCGCTGGCTGCCACGTCGGTGGTCTGGGACAGGCTGGTGAAGGTCGCCGCCTCCAGCACCGTGCCCACGCCGAAACCGGACGGGAAGATCGCCGTCGAGGCGGTGTCGATGCCCTCCAGGTCGAAGGCGTTGGTGGCGGTGTTGGCCACGCGGAACGGGCGTTGATCGAGGCGGCTGGGGAATGTGCCGACGAGGATCTTCCCGTTGGCGAAGCCGTGGGCGGTACTGGCCGCAACGCCCGGGCTCGCGTTGGTGATCGCGGTGACGACCTTGCTGCCCGTGAGGGCAGCAGAGATGGCGAACGTGGAACCGTTCGGGAAAGTTGAAGCCATGGCAGAAGCCCTTTCAGAACGAAAAAAGGCCGCGCAAGGCGGCCGATGATGAAGCCCTGGCGGGCGGTGTGATCAGTAGACGGTCGCCTGGTAGGCGGCCGAGCACGGCACGACGAAGCGCCCCGGTTCATCGACAGGCGCAGCCGGCGACAGCGGCTGCAGGAAGTACAGCGACAGGCCGCCGACAGTGATCGGCGCGCCCGGCTTGAAGATGGCGGCCAGCTCGGCAGCGATGGCCTCTGCTGGTCCAGGGCCTTCACCCAGCGGCCGAACGATGGAAACCTGCCAGATGCCCGTGAAGGTGCGGCCCTGGCCCTCGACGTCTGGCGCCTCGGTGGGCGCTGGGAGCAGGACCGCCCGGAGATAGCTGGCCGGCTCCGGGTCCAGCACCTTGTTCTGCCACTGCACCGGCATCGGCTCGGCATCGGCCCAGGTCTTCAATGCGGCCTCGCAGGCCCGGCGGACAAGTGCATGGCTCACGAGATGGCCCTCAGAAGGAAGCGGCGGTACTCAAGCACGCTGTAGCGCACCATGCCGTAGGGCGCCTGTCGGCTGTAGCCGTACTCCAAGCGCCTAGCGTATGGCAGGCCGTTGGACATGCTCACCACGCCGCCAACGGGCAGCGTCAGCGCCTGCTGCGCCTGCTGCACTGCCCGCGCTTGGTTGTTCGATTCGGTCGTTGTCAGGTCCGGCGCGCCGTAGGTGACGTTCCAGTTCGCCCTGAAGCGCCCGGTGTCCACCGGCGACTTCAGCGCCACCGACCGGAACAGGTCGAAGGTGGCCTTGCGGATCACGGTGTCCATGCGCAGGCCTGTCCGGGTTGCCAGAGCCTGCAGATCCTGTGACCAGCGCGCCGACATGCTCAGCCCCTCACCAGCGCCAGCGCATGCAGAACGGCCGTGCCGGCTGGCGACAGCGTGTCGGTGCCGATGATCTGCCAGGGCGCGGTGCCGATGGTCAGCGTGCAGCCTGGCGCCGGCGTGGCGGCCAAGCCTGAGGCGGCGACGAATGCGAGGCCCTGGGCGCGCACCAGCACGTCCGGCCCAAAGATGAAGCCGCTGCCGTTCATCGCGCCCGGCGGCAGCAGAACGCCGGTGCAGGCGTAGGGCGTGGATTCGGCGGTGGTCGTGGCAGTTGCCGGGTCGTAGGTCGAGGCGCCCGGGACGGTCAGTGTCATGGCCTGGCCGGCGTCGGCCAGCGCCTGCAGGGCCCCTTCGGCGACGGATGTGTAGTCGATGGCCATCAGAACCAGCCTTGCGCCGGCGTGGCGCAGTTGACGCAGTACGGGCCCAGCTCGCGGTGGATGCGGAAGACGTCGCAGCCGCAGTTGCACTCGAACCGCTCCGAGCCGCGCAGCACGGAGTGCAGCATGTGGCCCTTGGTGCTGCCGCAGGCTGGGCACTCCAGCTCATGGACGCCAACCGGCGCGACGGCCTCCAATTGGTGGGCACATGCCGCGCAGCGCGCAGCGCCCGTCATGTGCGGCTGGCGCTCCTGGCGGGCAGCGGCAAGCGACAGCACCTCGGCCATGATCAGGCCCGCACCAGGCGCATCATCACGCCGCCCTTCGGGCTCTCCAGCAGGCCGGCCAG